CGAAGAAGAGGATGAATCTGAATCCGCTGACGAAGAAGACGAAGAGGAACTCTATGCCGTAACCGTTGATGGTGAGGAAGTTGGAGTAAACCTTGACGAGCTTATGAGAGGCTATTCACGCCAGTCAGATTACACCAAGAAAACGCAACAGATTGCAGAAGAGAAAAAACAAATGGAGGCTCTGAGGAATCAGTGGCAAAATGAAATCTCTCATGCTCAATCAGAGCGTAATCAGTACGTTGAAGCACTAAATCAAGTTGTACAACAGTCGATGTCAGGTCTTGAGGAATATGCAGGTTTTGATTGGGCGACTTTGAAAGAAGAAGACCCATTAGAGTATGTTACCAAGAGAGATGAGTTTAGGGAGAAGAAAGAGAGAATTCAGGGTATGCAGCAAGAACAGGCTAGGCTTCAGCATCAGCAGCAGGCTGAAATGAAGCAGGCTTACACGCAAGCTGTTCACCAAGAAGTTCAAAAACTTTCAGAAATTATTCCTGAATGGTCTGACCCAGAATCAAGAAAGAAAATGTCTTCCAACATAAAGGAATATGCTCTTTCGTCTGGGTATACCCAAGAGGAAATAAACTCTTTAATTGACCATCGTTCTGTTATTGTCTTGGACAAAGCCAGAAAGTATGATGAAATGCAGAAAGCTAACCCAAAGGCTAAAAAGCTAAAGAACAAACCTAAAGTTGTCAGGTCCGGTTCAGGAACGACAAAAAGGGATTCTTTAAGGTCTAAACGTAATGATCAAATGAAACGTCTTCAAGGGAGTGGGCATGTAAGAGATGCCTCTACACTCTTGGAGGATTTTGTAGACATTTAACAAAGGAGGAAAAGCTAATGGCTGCTCCCACAAATACTAGGGAAACGTATGGTGCCGTAGGTATCCGCGAAGACCTCAGTAATATTATATACAACATCAGCCCTATGGACACACCATTTCTTAATGGTGTAGGCAAAGGCAGTTGCGACAACACTTACTTTGAGTGGCAGACAGACACGCTTGCACAGGCTGCTGATAACCGCAAAGACGAAGGGGATGACCCCCAAGCCCTTGCAGTTTCTGAGCCTCGTAGGTTGGGTAACTACACGCAAATAAGTGCTAAAACGGTGATGAGTTCAGGCACTGCAGAGGCGGTCGATTTTGCGGGTAGAAAATCAACCCAGGCTTACCAGTTAGCGAAGCGGGCAAAGGAAATCAAGAGAGACATGGAAAAGATGCTTCTCAGCGACGATCTTGCTGACGCAGGTGCTGCAGCCGGTACCTCGCCTTCTGCGAACATTCCGCGAGGAACTGCGGGCTTTGCATCGTGGATTGGTACGACTGTTGCCGGTACGTCAACGGTAATTGACCAAGCGGGCGGTTCTCCTGCAGCTACTGGTATTGGTCTGGTAAACAACGGTACCGGTTCTCCGGCTCCAGGTCCAGACGGTACTACAGTCGCTGCAGCGGGTACGACTCCTGCAACTGCATTAACCCTTGGTGCCATTAACATGGCAGTATCCCGAATTTGGGACTTGGGTGGAACCCCCGATATTATGATGTGTTCTGGCTCGATCAAGCAGACGATCAGTGGTAGCACTATCGGTGGCTCTGTTGTTGCTGACCTGATGAAAGACGTAGGAAGTGCCGATAAACAGGCTACAGCAGTAAACGCTGTAGATGTTCTGGTTACTGACTTTGGTACTTTCAAGGTTGTGCCTAACCGCTTCGGTGTTGCGGGTCGCGTATATCTAATTGATTACGATCTGTGGTCGGTTGATTATCTCCGTCCATTTAGGACCGAAACACTTGCCAAAACCGGTGATAACGTCAAACAGATGTTACTCGCTGAATATGGCTTACGCGCCAAGAATGGTGACGGAAACGGTCAGATCAAAAACGCAACTTAATAGGTAAAGGTTAGCCCCCTTCGGGGGGCTTTCCCCTATGATTATATATCCCACCTCCCCGACAGTCGTTGTTCAGGATTCTGTACTTACGACAGAAGAGTGTAATTACATTATAGATTACGCAAAGAAAAAGGGTTTAGAGGAGAACAGGATAAATTCAGGTGGTAAGATAGTAAAAGACCCTATGCGTACAAGTACTGGGACTTTTGTCAGGCATGATGAAGATAAGTTAATAAACGATGTTTTGAATAGATTGTCTGAGATAGCAGGTGTTCCACTTTCGAGGGCGGAGCCTCCCACTATACAAAGGTATTTAGAGGGTCAGGAGTATACTCCGCATATAGATGCTGTTTCAAACAATGAGAAAATGCCGGATATTTTTAAGTTTGAGGAATCAGGCAATCGAGCGGTTACGGTAATAGTCTATTTGAATAATCCTGATGGGGGTGCTACAGGATTTCCAAATCTTGGTTTGGTTGTTAGACCGTTTGCCGGAAGGATACTCATGTTTGGAAATTTAGACGAGAACAAACAAGCGCACCCATTATCCCTGCACATGGGGTTACCCCCAGAGAGTGGAGAAAAATGGATAATGACTTTATGGATACGAGAGAGAGATTATATGACTACCAATGCTGAACTAAAGAAGGCTATTAAGCAAATGAGAAAAGATAGCAAGAAGCCTAAAAAGAGTTCAAGGAAAAAAGAGTTAATATCAGAAGTAAAGAGAATTGCGGAGGGGGATAACCCTAGATACCATGTCTAAAAAATCGCCGGAAAGGCGAACATACTTTGACCAGAATTATGACGGTGATGTTACTTTAACTACCGTACAAGAGGTTGACCCTTTTATAGAATCAAACCGGGCAGCCTATAATAATTACGGAGATAAGCTGACGTTTGGCAAGGCCGGTGAAGGCGTAAGGGTTGCATCTATTCCTATAACTGTATGGGAGAACTGGATGAAAGAAACCAATGGCGCCATACAAAAAGATGACAAACTTCTAAAGAAGTATCTCAACGATCCAGATAACAAATATTTTAGAACTACACCAACGAGGGTTTGATTATGTGGTTATACGCATTCGGCGTTGCAGGACGCACACAGAGAGATTTTTCAGTTCTAAACCAAAGCGTATTCTTTAAGGCTCGTAATAGCTAATGGCTATTGGAACTTACGACGAGTTAAAGACCGCTGTAGCCAACTGGCTAGACAGGGACGACTTAACAGATCGTATACCAGAGTTCATTGCTCTGGCGGAGGCCCGTATGAATCGGGCTTTACGTGTGTCGATGATGGTCAATGTAGACGAAACCACATTAGGAGGAGCAGATGCTCTGGTTTCGGGAACTAGAGATTATTCTCTTCCGTCAGGATATCTACAGATGATAGATTTTCATTTAAGAACTAGCCCCATAGTGACTCTTTCATATATCACACCGGAGAATATGAATAGAATGTGGGCGGGAAGCCAGAGTGGAAAGCCGCAAAGCTATACCCTATTCTCAGATAACGCTTCAGGAACTCCTGTTAAAAAGGTGAGATTGGGTCCGGCACCGGACTCAAACTATGATTATTCAGTAATGTTCTACAAGAAGATTGACGCATTATCTGCATCCAATACCACAGAACCTATGCTAACAGACAACCCAGATGTTTATCTCTATGGCGCATTGCTTGAAGCAGAGCCATTTCTAATGAATGACCAAAGAATTCAGCTTTGGGCAACCGCCTTGACAGAGGCTGTTAATCAGATACAGCAACAAGACAATAAGGACCGTCATTCTGGTAGCACAATGAGGGTTATGAATACAGGAGGCTATCCCTAATGGCGCTAGAATCTGCTAATTATATTGACGAATTAGTCATAACAAATCCAACAGCCAGTGATCCAGTATCTCAGGGTGACGATCAGCTACGCTTAATCAAAAAGGTTGTTAAGCAGTCTTTCCCATCTGTCGATATCGCTGTTAATGCAATACATACGTCTGCATCCGCTCCTGCAACCTCCATATCAGCCGGGCTTGTTTGGTTCGATACCTCTGCAAATCTCCTAAAGATAAGAAATGAGGCTAATGACGCCTGGATAACCCTCCCGGTATCTGTAACTGCATCTAATACAGTAGATGTGGATGGTGGAACTGTTGACGGGGCTGTAATAGGTGGTGCATCTGCTGCAGCTATAACAGGAACTACCTTAAAGGCTGACACCAGTTTAGAGTTAGCTACAGGCGCTACAGTAACAGGGATTGATAATGGTGACGTAGCTACAGGAAGCGCCACACTAGTACCAACTCAAGGAGCAGTTAAAACGTATGTTGATGCACAAGTTACAGCGCAAGATTTGGATATCACTACTGACAGCGGCACTATTGACATTGATCTTGATTCTGAAACTCTTACAGTGGCAGGCGGATCAGGCCTGGACACTGCAGCGTCAAGCACTACGGTTACGGTCAATGTTACGGATGGAGGAGTAACCAATGCCAAGCTAGCTGACATGGCGGCCAACACTGTCAAAGTCAGAGACGCAAGCTCATCAGGTGTTCCTTCAGACAAAGCGGTTGCAGATACAGAGATTCTGATTGGAGACGGAACGGGATTTACCGCAGCTTCTTTGTCCGGTGACGCAACTATGACCAATGCAGGGGCGGTTACTGTCACGAAAATTCAGGGAACACCCGTAACTTCAAGCGCCCCATCAAACGACCAATATCTAAAATATTCTTCGACTTCCAGTGAATGGCAAGTTGTGGATGTTGTTGCGCCTGACCGTTTAACT